ACCGACAAGACTGCTTCTTTCTCTAAAAGCATGGGGGGCTTCCTCCAAGGCTGACGCAAAGGCAAAAGCAAAAGCGATTTCTGCGAGAAATAAAGGGAAGAAGTAATGGCATTACCTACCTATCTAGATTTGGTTAATGATGTTTTGGTTCGTATGCGTGAACCACAAGTATCAACTGTTGCCGAAAATACAGTATCAGCCCTTGTTGGCAAGTACATCAATGATGCAAAACGTCAGGTATCTGATGCCTATGATTGGGATGCTTTTAATACCCCAATTACTGTAAGTACTATTGCTAATACAACTGGCCCATATAGCCTTACGGGGGCAGGGGTGCGTTTTAAGACTATGGATGTTATTAACACCACTAGTTTTTATGAGATGCAACCTTTGTCTCATGCTAATTACGATTCGTTCTACTACACAACGCCTACTCCGACAAAGGGTTTGCCGATGTATTACTCTATTAAGGGTGTAGATACCAATGGTGATATTAAAGTCAATTTCTGGCCTGTTCCTGATGCTGTATACAGTATTCGGTTTAGTTTGATCGTTCCGGAAGCAGACTTCACGACTGATACTTCTACTACTTTATTGGCAAAAGAACCCATTGTTTTGGGTGCATTTGCTAGGGCATTGGTTGAGCGTGGTGAAGATGGTGGCCTAAGTAGTTCAGAGGCTTATGCGCTATACAAGTCATGTATGTCTGACTTGATTGCTTTGGAATTGGCTAGATCGCCTGAAAACGACACATTTGAGGCTGTCTGATGGCAGAAGCAGTACAAGCCTACTCGATTACAGCCCCAGGCTTCTACGGGCTAAACACCCAAGATTCTTCCTTGGACTTGGCTAGTGGATTTGCGCTTGTTGCCAATAATTGTGTAATTGACCAGTATGGTCGTATTGGTGCTAGAAAAGGTTGGACAAAAGTCAATTCTGCTTTGAATACTGATTTGTCTACCAATGACATTACCTCTATTGGTGAAGTAGTGACTGCCGATGCCACCTCTTACACCATCATGGCTGGCAACAGCAAACTCTATAAGTTAAGTGGTTCAACCATTGTTACTCTGACCTATGGTGGTGGCGGTACTGCTCCGACTATTACTGCAAGCAATTGGCAGATGGTTTCTTTGGCTGGCGCACTCTATTTATTCCAGACAAATCACGACCCATTAGTATTTGATCCTGCGCTGTCTACAACGACCTTCAGACGCATTAGCGAGTTGACTGGCTATGCAGGTACTGCTCAGTTGGCTAACACGGCTTTAAGTGCCTATGGAAGGCTTTGGACAGCCGATGTCTCATCAGATAAGTTAACTGTTCAATGGTGCGATACAAAGTTAGCAAACAAGTGGAATACTGGTACTGCTGGAACGCTAGATACCACTACTGTTTGGCCTAAAGGTGGTGATGTAATTATTGCTTTGGGCGCACACAACGGCTTTTTGTTCATCTTTGGTAAAAACAATATTCTTGTTTATCAAGGCGCAACAACTCCGTCAACTATGACTTTGCAGGATGTCATCACAGGAATTGGCTGTGTGGCTAGGGATTCCTTGGCCTACACAGGAACTGACCTGATTTTCTTGTCATCCACGGGTGTTCGTAGTGCTTTGAGGACTATTCAAGAGAAGTCCATGCCCTTGCGTGACCTGTCAAAGAATGTCCGCAATGACTTGATTACAGCAATTGCTAGTGAGTCTCTGACTACGATTAAGTCTGTATACAACAGTAAAGAAGCCTTTTACTTGTTGACTTTGCCAGTATTGAAGTCAGTTTACTGCTTTGATATGAAGGGTACTTTGCAAGATGGTTCTGCAAGGGTTACGACTTGGGACTCAATTGAGCCTAAGTTCTTGTTGACAAAGCAAGATGGAACGCTATACATAGGCAAAGGCGGCTATCTTGCCACCTACTCTGGTTATAACGATGACACATCCATATATCGTTTTCAGTATTTCACAAACCATACTGATCTAGGTACGCCATCTGCTACATCTATTCTGAAGAAACTAAGAACTGTGGTGATTGGTGGTAGTAATCAGTATGTAACTTTCAAATGGGGTTACGACTTTACTGGTAATTATTACTCACAGTCTGCTAAAATTCCTAGCCAAACTGCCTCATATTATGGTATAGCCGAGTATGGAGCAAATGCTACTGTGGTTGCTGAATATACTGGTGGCGTAGTTTTGCAGACATTGAGTGTTTACCCAACTGGTTCAGGCAAGGTTGTCCAAACTGGTTATGAAGCAGACATCAATGTTTACCCTTTGAGTATCCAAAAGATTGAAATATTTGCCAAAGAAGGCAAGATTTATTAAGGAACTGTCATGACAGATTACACAAAAGCAACCAATTTCGCCAGTAAGGATAGCCTTTCTTCTGGTAACGCCTTAAAGATTGTTAAGGGAACTGAGATTGATACTGAGTTCAACAGTATCTCTACGGCTATTGCTACCAAGGCTGATTTAGCAAGCCCTACTTTTACTGGTACACCTACATTGCCAACTGGTACTGTGGCAACTACTCAAAGTTCATCTGATAGTTCTACTAAGTTAGCAACCACTTCTTTTGTACAGACTGTTTTACAGGCTTTATATCCTATTGGTTCTGTTTACTCAAACGCAACATCAAGCACTAATCCAAATACTTTGTTTGGTTTTGGTACTTGGACAGCCTTTGGTGCTGGCAAGGTCATGGTTGGCTTGGATAGTGGTGATGCAACATTTAGCACAGTAGGAAATACTGGTGGTTCTAAAGATGCAATTACTGTTAGCCATACCCATACTGCAACAGTTACAGACCCTACCCACACACACTCACTTAGTCCATCTATTACTGGTGTTACTAGTGCTGGCGGTAGTAGTTATTTTGGTGGTGGTACTCAAGGCTTATCATCAACTTCTGTTGTTTCAGCATCAACTGGTATTACTGTGACTAACACTTCTACTGGTTCTAGTGGAACAAACGCTAACTTGCCACCATATATCGTGGTCTATATGTGGAAAAGAACCGCATGATTACACATCACTTTACTGATGGACTGTATGCCAAGGAAATGGCATTTAATGCGGGTGAGGCTATCCTAAAGCACACCCACAATTACAGTCATTTGTCTATTTTGGCAAAAGGTAAAGTTGCTGTTTTGCGTGGTGATGAAATTGATATTGTTGATGCACCTGCGTGTATTGAGATTAAAGCGGGTCTGACTCATGGAGTTAAGGCTATTACAGATTGTGTTTGGTTTTGTATCCATGCTACTGACGAGAAAGACCCGTCTAAAGTGGATGATGTTTTGATTAAGGGAGAATAATATGCCTATTTCCGCCGCCGCGATTGTTGGAGGAGCAGGTTTACTGGGTGGATATATGCAGGGAGAATCCGCTAAAAATGCGGCTAGTACCTCTGCACAAGCCCAATTAGAAGCGGCACGAATAGCGGCTGATGCGGCTCGTTTTCGTCCAGTTGGGGTTACAAGTCGTTATGGATCAAGCAATTTCCAAACAGATGCTAATGGCAATCTGATTGGTGCTGGATACACAGTATCTCCTGAATTACAAAACTATCAAAATACGCTTTCTGCTATGCAAGGAAGGCAGTTGGGTGAAGCGGCAAACGCTTATCAACAGTATCAACCTTTGCAAGGTGCGGCTAGTGGATTGTTTAACCTTGGTCAACAGTATTTGGCTCAGTCTCCTGAACAGGCGGCTCAACAATACATGGCAAACCAACAAGCATTGCTTGCCCCTAGTCGTGAACAACAGTCTGCTAACTTAATGAATCAGTTGCAAAACTCTGGTCGTACAGGTCTATCTGTGGCTCAAGGTGGTGGTTTGATGTCTGCTAACCCAGAAGCGGCGGCACTTGCTAACGCTAGGGCTATGCAAGACCTTCAGTTAGCGGCAAATGCTCAACAGGCTGGTCAGCAACAAGCATTGTTTGGTGCAGGATTGTTTAATCAAGGCGCAGGTTTGCTTGGTCAGTATCAACAAGGTCAAGTTGGCGCATTGTCTCCATTCCAAACATCATTGGGAACAAGCAATAGCATTGAACAACTTGGACAAAATACTTTAGACCTTGGAGCACAGTTGGGTGGTCGTGCGGCACAGGCTGGTGCTAGTGTTGGTAATGCCTTATATCAAGGCGGAACAAATGCGGCTAGAACTATGCAAGCATCTAACGCATACAACCCATTTGGTACTGCGTTAATTAACGCATCTACAAACCAACAGTTTCAAGGACTTGCTAAAAATGCTGGAGATTGGTTGAGTAACGCAAATCTTATGAACAATGTAGTTCCGCAGTCAACATTTACTGGTGGCATAACTCCTAGTGAATTTTCCAATTATCAAAGCATGGGTATATTTTAAGGAGTAACCAAATGGCAGATTCAATATTAGGTGGTTTGTTTGGTATGACTCCTGAGATATACCAACAACAACAAAATCAACAGGCATTATCACAAGCCTCTCAATTAGCACAACTTGATCCTTTTACCCTTGCTAAAACAGGAATTGGCTATGGTGCTAATCGTTTAGCAGGTGCTATCGGTGGTGCATTAGGTGGTCAAGACCCACAATTACGTTTAATAAGCGCACGAAATGCTGTAATACAAGGCATTGACTTGAATGATCCTGAAGCATTACAAATGGCATCTGGAAGACTTGCTCAAATTGGTGATTTACAGGGTGCTTATGGATTGTCTGAGTTGGCTCAAAAACGAGCCGAATCTGCGGCAACTATTGGATTGCGGGAAGCACAGGCTAAAAAGGCTAATGAATGGAAAATGATGACTGGTGTTTCAGAACGCAATCGAGAATTGATCGCATCTGCAAATACTAAACTTGGCAAGGGTGAGGCACTTTCTCCTGAAGAAGAAAGTAGTTTGCGTGTTCAAGTTGCCCAAGAAATGAAGCCTAAATCTTCCATTGCTCCAAGTGGTGAAGTTATTACTATTGATCCATTAAATCTTGGTATTGCCGCACCTAATGTGGCTAAATATCTTGGTTTAATTCCTGCACAAACAACCTCTGGAGGCGGAGGTGGTGGTGCAACTACTGGTGGAGCACCTGCTGGTGGTGGCGGAGGAGGTGGTGTTGGTGTGCGTGTTACACAAACTCCTATGTCTGCTGAGGCATTAGCAAAAGAAAAAGAAACAGCAACAGAAGCAGTAAATTCTGTCAAAACATCTATTGCTAATGTGGATAAAGCCTTAAATCTATACCAATCAAGTCCAAACATTGCTGGAGGATGGGGTGCGGCTTTACTTGGAGGAGTTCCAAATACAGAAGCCAAAGCATTGAAAAATCTTAACGATGCAATCAAGGCGGCATTTAGCGTTACTGAGATTGAGAAACTCAAGGCACAAAGTAAAACTGGTGCTACTGGTTTTGGTAGTTTGGCAGTCAAAGAATTGGAGACAATTCAAAATGCCGCTACTGCACTTGATCCATCTGACAAGAATTATCCACAACAACTGCAAATCATTAAAGATTCATTTCAACGATGGAAAGACATCATGGAAGGTAGAACACAGCGTATTGAAAACAGAATGGGTGGAACAAATCCTTCTCAAGTGCCAAGTTTGCAACCTACTGACATTGCTCCTAAGAAAAGCCCTAATTCTGGAAGAAACCCTCAATTACAGCCAGAAGCATCTAACCCAAAAATCAAAAAGTGGTCTGAACTTTAAGGAATTACTATGGACATCGAATTACCAAATGGCACAGTAATTCAGGATATTCCTGAAGGAACAACAAAGGGTCAGGTAATGGCAAAGGCTATTAAGGCTGGCCTTGCTACTCCTGCTGATTTTGGTATTCAAATGCCAACATCTCAACCACAACAACCATCAATGACTCAAGAATTGGGTCGTCAGTTAGGTCTTTTTGGTCGTGCGGCTTATGAAGGAGTTACAGCACCTGCTACTGTTGTTCTTGAAGGATTGCGTAGTGCCTACAATCTTGGTTCTGGGTTACTAGGATCAGATAAAAGACTTCCTTCTATTGCACAAGCCCAAAGTCAAATGCTTACAAATGCAGGACTTCCAGAACCACAAAATGCTTTAGAACGGGCTGTTCAGGCTGGTACTCAAGCAATGACTGGTACAGGAGTTACTGCGGCACTTGCTCCTAGAGTTCCTGCATTGGCATCTAATCTTGTAAAACAAATTCCCGCTTCTGGTGCGGCTGGTTTTGCGGCTCAACCTACGGCTGAAGCAACTAAAGAAGCAACAGTTGGTCAACTAGGTGAAACAGGTAGTGACTTGGCGGCTACGATTGCCGCTATAGGTGTTGGCGCAAAAGTTGGTCAGAAGACAGCAGGTTATATGGGTGCTGTTACTGGTGAGACTGCTCCAAAACTTTACACAATGGATGAGATTAAGCAAAGAGCAACTAGGTCTTATAACTCTTTAGACAATGCAGGTGTTTACATCAAACCAAAAAGTGTTCTTGGAATGGTTGATGACATTGAGGCTAACCTAAATTCAAACCAATATATTCCACAAAATGAGCCAAAGATAGCCAATACTTTGACAAAGATGCGTGATATTGTTGGCGGAAGATTTGTAACTTTCCCTAAGTTGGAAGAGTTACGCAAAATGGCTAATAACTTGCGTAGCGATACCGATCCAAATACAAGACGACTTGGTAATGTAATGATTGACTCTGTTGACAATTACATAAGCAAGTTAAATGGAAACGATGTATTTGCTGGCGCAGGAAAAATAGATGAGGCAGTCAAGAATGTCATGTCTGCTAGAAAAGACTGGCGCAACCAAAGTCGTGCTGAGATTCTTCAAGATGCACTTGATGTTGCTGAAGCCAAAGCATTAGACCCGAAAGCATCTGAAAGCGAACTAATCCGTAGAGGATTTATCAACATTGCGGCAAACAAAAACAAAATGGGTCGCTTTAGTGAGTCAGAACAGAATGTAATTAAGTCTGTTGCTAATGGTGGCTCAGTTGACAAAGTATTGTCTGTTTTTGGTGCATTTAATCCATTCAGATCAAAACTTGCTACTGGAACTACTGCCGCCGCTTATTATGCTAATCCTGCGTATGGCATTGGTATTGGTACTGTTGGTCTTGGTACTGATACATTGCAAGGAATATTGCGTAAACGTGCGGCAGAGTTAGCCGTTAAACAGATAGCCTCTGGTGCTATGCCTGGCAATCAACAAGACTTTCGTTATTCAGGTTTGCTTGGTACTGCTTTTGCTAATCCACAGCCATAGGAGAAAACCATTGATCCAATCACCATCTTTACTGGATGCAAACTTGCCTATGAAGGGATCAAGACGGCAGTTCAAGCCTATCAAGACATCAAGAAGACTGGTGGTGAGGTTGCAGGTATTGCTGGTGAAGTCGGTGGGCTACTCTCGAAATTCTTTCATGGTCAAGACCAGTTAGAAGAAGACTACAAAAAGAAGCAAGAAGAGACTAAGGAGTTAGCAAAACAGGGCAAGGTTAAGAATGTAACCATGCAAGCGATTGATAACGTAATGCACGTTAGGCAGATCAGGCAGTATTACAAAGATTTAGAACACATGGTTAGATACGAGTTGGGTATGCCTGACTTATGGGTAGAGATTCAAGCAGAACGAGACAAGTTGATTGAAGAAGCCAAAGCAATAACAAAACTACAACAAGCGGCTGAGAGACAAGAGAATCTTAGAAGACAAGAAAAACTTAGAAGGATAAAAGAGAAGGTACATATTTACATAGCAATATTCATTGCAGTTGTTTATGTTTGCGTTTCTGTTTGGTCTTTAACATGGTTAGTGGAATATGACAGGGAATGGAGATGGGGATACTAAAATGGGAACTCGCTGTTATGGTTGTTGTCACCATATTCCTCGTAGTGGTGGTAATTGGTGCGTCTTGGTTTGTGCGTGAGCATGACAAGCGGGCTGATTACTATAAAAAGCAAGCAGAAATCTGTTGGAGAAATAAATGAATGACCTACTCAATTTACTCAAGGGTGTCGCACCCACGTTGGCAACTGCTGTCGCTGGCCCTCTGGGTGGCATGGCTATTACCGCTTTGGCTAGTAAGTTTGGCGTTTCTGATTCCGTTGATGCTGTTG